GAGGCCGCGTAAATTTGACTTGTTCAAATCCTTCATATATTCGATTCCAGATCTCCTACGTACCCTCGGGCTGCTGGACCGATCACTGCAGCGGCCCAGCTCAGACCAGAGCCTTCACCTGATACCGGCGTGTATGCAGCCTGACCGGGCATCGAGCGCGTAGCTTGTGCCATTATTGCGCCAATGAAGACGCGCCGCCCGACACGTCGATTCCCCGATATTGCGTGACAGCATACATCTGACCGAAATGTCTTCAGCAAGGATAACGCGGCTCTCAAACCGGTAGCAACCGGGGCTTGGCGATTAACGTCCAGTTTTTGGACGAGACCCTTTGCCCGAAGTGCTACGGCTCCACGGGCGAAGATTTCGTCATTTCGACTGTCTTGAATGCCGCGAAACTGGGACGGTCGGGCGGGTTTGAACTGCATTGGATTTGCAAGGTATCGCTCTTCGGCCCAATCGACCTTGGATCTGTGAGCAGTAAGTCGCCCCTTGAATGCCTTTAACCCATTGACTCGCCTTATTTTCGCCGCCGCGACCTAAGAAGTTTGCGCGACCAGCGGATCCGCTTCTCTGCGAAGCGTTTCTTCAATCGTTCTGGTGACTACGCCGCGGGGCGGTGAAGTTGAGTCACGCAATATTAGAAATTTTTCGTAGGTTTCCTTTCAACCAGTTACGCGAACAAGGACGGCCGGGGCGCATAGTCTGACTGCTAGTCTCACATCGGGAAGAGGATTTGCGGCGGATTCCGAAGCCGCTGTATCAGGCCACAAACAGAAATGGATCAAAGAGGATGACGCACTCACGACGATTGCAAGGGGACCGAGAAACCAAAAATCTGATGCAAGACGACAACGTCGGATCAGTCGTTCATTTACTGTGGCAGGAATGTAGTCCGCTCATCAAAATAGGGGAGCGTCAGGAGCGATTGTTTTGATAACGACTATCAACCGGGAGCATCCGGAATACGCGGTGCGCAAAGCCATGTGGAGGAAGTATAGAGACCTTTATACAGGCGGCGAGCAACTTCGGGAACGGGCTTCGGAGTACCTGGCTCGCCGGCACAAGGAACCGAGCGAAATCTATGCGGAACGGTTGAGTAGGGTATTTTATCAGAATCATATCGGCTCGATTGTGGATTGGTACGCGGCGACGCTAATGCACCGTGCACCGAATGTGATGTTCGACGGCAGCGTGCCGGCAAGACAGTTCTACACCGGCCTGTCGAACAACTGCGACCTCAAGGGAACGACCTTGAGCGAGTTTTTCCGCCAACGATTTGTGGAAACACTGGTGTGCGGCAGCAGTTACATTGTGGCCGATTTCCCGCGGTCCGATGGCTTGGCGGCGACTCGCGCAGAGGAAGACGCTTCGGGGCGGTCCCGCGCCTATCTGGTGAGCTACGGTCCGGACGAAGTCATCAACTGGAACTACGACCAGAACGGCGAATTGGAATGGGTGGTAATACGCACTTCCAGCTTTCAGCAGTCCAAAGTGACAGATACGAAGTGGGAGCGAGAGACGCGTTGGATCTATTATGACCGCGAGAATTTTCAGATTTTCTGCAAGCAGGGCGAATCGAAGCCAGTAGAGCTGATCGACGAAGGCCGGCACGGATTCGCCGGTCTGCGGCGCGTACCGGTATTTCAGCTGAAGGTAACGGACGGGCTGTGGCTGCTGAATAAGTCGGCGCTACTGCAACTGGAACACTTTAACAAAGCGAATGCACTTTCATGGGCTTTGACTATGGGACTATTCGCGACGCCGGTGATCTACTCGGACCGGGAGTGGAATCAGATTGTTGGGGAATCCTATTATATTCAGCTCGGTCCGCAGGACAGGTTTGGATGGAACGAACCTGAGGGTAAAGTCTATCAGATAGCCGCGGACAACCTGGTGAGTCTCAAAGACGAGATCTACAGGGTGTGTTATCTGCTGAGCCAGGCGGGGGCGAGTTCCGGCTCTTCTCAACAATCGGCGCTCAGCAAGCAGCTGGATTTCAGCACCACCGAAGAGGTGCTGCGAGCATACGGCGACACTGTCAAGAACTCCATGAAGGAGGTGCTATGGGCTATTGCCGCGGCGCGGCAGGACGAGATCTCGATCGATGTAACGGGGTTGGACGAGTTCGATATTGATGAATTCAGCGGCGAGCTGGACGACGCCAAGAAGCTGTTGGCGATGGGAATCGGATCGCCAACTCTAGTGAAGCAAGTATTTAAGAAGCTGGCGTTGAAATACCTGAGCGATGCGCGGCAGGAGATCAAGAATCAGGTAGCGGATGAAATTGACCGGATGCACGACCCGGCGCAGGCGTAAGTGAAATCTTAGGAGGGATATGGAAGGACTCGATATACAAGCGATCGTCAGGCAGGCGATTCAGGAATACGCGACGAACGAAACTGCCAAGAGCGAACCCGCTTACAAAGTGGAGTTGCATGAAGAACGCAAGCGGCGCGAGCAATTGGAACGGCGGCTGAATGAAGTAGTGGAAGAGAACAAGCGCAGCCGGAAACAGGCCGACGAAGCCGAACGGAGCTCATCGGTTCGCGCCGAGTTGCAGCGGCTTGGCGTAGCGAAGATCGACCTTGCATTCAAGGCAGTGCAGGACGGTATCGTGCGCGGGGAAGACGGCCGCCTGGTGGCTCGCGGGGAGAGTGGGGAAGTTCCGATGAAGGACTACCTCTCATCCTTTGTGAGCGACAACCCTGAGTTTCTTCCGGCCAGGATTGCCGGCGGGAGCGGAATGACAGCGACCCTCAAGGCGCCGCATTCCGGCGGCGAGCCGATTACGCTCGACCGGATCAAACCGGGAATGAATGCAGAAGAAATGCAGCGAATACGAGAAGAGATTGTTCGCGTAGCGTCGCAGACTCTCAGGGGTCTGTAAAGGAAGTACCGGCTGAATGGCCGGCAAAACAAACAAGGAGAATAAATGGGAGCTATTACCTCAAACAACGTCGCAAGCGCGATTGTGAAACTGGTGGCGGTGGATGCTTTACCGGTGCTGATCGGCAACCTCATCATGGGGAACCTGGTCAATCGCGACTATGAACCAGTGCTGGCGAATGCCGGCGATACAGTGAACATCCCGATTCCGCCCACTATGATCGCGAATAACATCGCTGAGGGCGGATCGGTGCAGCCACAGAACCCGAGCCTTGGAAATGCGCAGATCGTGCTGAACTCGCACGTGGAAGCGACGTTCCAGATTCCGGACGTGACGAAGGTGCTGGCGGTGCCGGATCTGCTGAAGATCTACATGCAGCCGGCGGTGGCCGCGATCGCACAGAGGATCGAGAGCGACCTGCTGGGCCTATATGCCGGATTCACGTTCAACGGCCCGCTGGGCACCCCGGGGGTTGCGATTACCGAAGCAGTGGTGGACGCCGCGGAAACCGCGTTATTCCTGGCTAAGGCTCCGCCACTCGAGGAGAAATACATGGTGGTGGACGCCGCAACCTATTCGGCATGGCGACAGATTCCGCGTTTCAGCGAATTCCAGAATGCCGGCGAAGCCGGTCTGCGCGCCATCGTCGACGGCACGATCGGAAAGGTGAAGGATTTCTTCGTGTTCCGATCGCAGTTCGTGCCGACGACTGGTACAGCGCCGGTAAACACGCACAACCTTGCGTTCACGAAGAATGCAATTGGCTTGGTGGTCCGCCGTCTGCCCCAACCCTTACCGGGTACCGGGGCGATCGCGGAGTACGCCGAACTCGGCAACTTCGGTATGCGAGTGGTGATGAGCTACCAGCCGAATACGCTGGCCCAGCAGTTCACGGTGGATGTGTTGTACGGCTGCGGCGTTCTAAGGAACGCACTGGGCGTCCAAGTCAACACCTAGTTGCCAAGGCACCAGGTGGAGGGGCAGGCCGGTCAGCGGTGGCAGCCTGCTCCGCATCTTAGCCAAGGTTAGACCAGCGAAGGTTAGATCAAGGAGAAATGGGATGGATCTGAAGCTCTACTACCAAAAGAGACGGGATACGGAATCCAAGATTCCAGATGCGTTTCCGCTGATTATCAGTCAACAGACGGACGACGGCGGAAAGGCAGGAAGTTACGCCGAGGTTACACGCGCGGTGGCTGCGAAGATGATCACCGAGGGGACGGCGCGATTGGCCACGGCGGACGAAGCGAAAGCCGACCGGGAAGCGCGGGCGGAGGCAAAGCGGGCCGCAGACGAAGCGGCCGTAGTGTCACAGGTGCATGTAACC